GCTCTCGAACCGTCCAAGGACGCTCGACAGCTTCTCAAGACACTTCTGTAAGTAGGCGCTAAAGTCCAACAACTAGAGCAAATTGGGAGATTATCCCGTGCTCTTCCAAAATCGTTGGGTGTTCACGCAGAAAAGAGCCTCTAGAACCACAAGCAGGACCTGTGCGAGGATGGCGAGGACTATGATCTGGAGATAGCACTCTTTGCAGAAAGATTCTGCTTCGAGTACTTCCAACGAGCAAAGAAGCTGAGCATTGAAGCCCAGGGAACCTTCACAAGAGGGGCTACCCTATCCAGTACTCGCAAACTCGGAGGGACCTGCAGAGATCAGCTTGCTAAAGCACAGTCGTTCCTCAAGGACGACGCACAAACGAAGCGAGCTCGGTTGATCGCTGAAGGCGATCTAGAACGCTTACCAATCGTAGGCGACTCTTTCGCACACATAGCAGAGGAGGTTCTTCAGGCAGACAGAGCAAGTCTGCTCGGAGGCGATGTTCTCAACAAAGTGTCGGTGTGCCATCAGAGGGGTCTGAAGGCACGGATCGTCACAATATCCTCGAGCGAATCGAAGAACGCTGGAGAACACGTCCGAAGACAACTATTTGAGGTTCTCAGAAGAGACCCCCGTTTGTTCAGTGTGCTAAGAGGGGAGAAACGCTAAGCCATAAAGGAAATTCAGCGCTTCGGAGGATACGTCCTCAGTAGTGACCTCAGCGCAGCGACTGACAAAATCCCACTCTGGCTTGTCCGGTCGATGGTTCAGGGGATTAGGAGATCTAAATTCTTAGAAGAAATAGATGTCCAGGTTCTCGAGAAGCTCACCGGTGAACAAACCCTGATCTACCAAGACTAAACTGTCACAAGTCGTCGAGGTATCCTAATGGGCCACAACACCAGCTGGTGCATGCTTAACTTGATGCACCTGGTTTGGATCTAATGGGCCATAAAGGGCAATCAGAAAGAGTGGAACAGAGTCAGAATCTGCGGCGATGATCTAATCGCCAACTGGGAGAGATCTACAATCGACCGATACCACGAAGTTCTTCGAAGATCAGGCGGCGTTACAAGTCCCAAGAAACACTTAGTGTGTGAGAGTCATGGAGTTTTCTGTGAGGAAAAGTTCCAACTGACCCTCGATTCTCGGGGGCGAAGGAGAGCGACCTTTTCTGGCTCGTTCTCTATCGCGAGTCTCACAAGTGAGTGTAAACGCAAGATGACCAAGGAAGATGCCGGTACAGAGACGAATTGGATCTCAATCGCAGTCGAGGCGAGGTCACTGGCGAAAGCGCG